CGGCAGTTTCTAGCGCAGGCTCCAATACAATTCTTGCTGGCTTTACGGATGCAGAAATTGCGGCACTCTCCCCTGGCATGATTGTCCTGAATGCAGTTGTTAACTTGCAAGGTCAGACTATCATTGGTGTGAACCGTAGTAACAACACTGTTACTATGAGTGCATCTGCCAATGCCGCCACCGTTGTTTCCGTTCAGTTCAGCCCGAAGATCGATATTTACGGTCTTGGCTGCACGGCCGCCCGCTAATTCCCACAAATTTTTACCTTAAGGAACTTCACATCATGTCTGCTGGTATTTTTACTACTGCCGTTCTCACCCAGGATCTTGCAGCTAAATCATATGCGGGGATGCTTACGCGTCTTATGCCCAATGGTATGGCTCCACTATTCGTTCTGACTTCCATGCTTGCAGCGGAAACTGCAGTTCAAATTGAGCATGGATTCTTCACAAAGACTATGCTCTTTCCAAATCTGGTGTGTTCTAGTGCAGGTCAAACTCTCACTGATACTACTTTCACAGTTGCTTCCACTGCTAACGTACTTCCTGGTATGATTATGCGCGCAGAAGCTACGGGCGAAAACGTCATTATCAATACAATCGTTTCTTCTACGCAACTTACTGTTACTCGGGCAGTTGGTTCTACGGCTGCACAAGCAATTGCTGCCTTGGGTGCTCTTTACCAAGTCGGTTCTGCTTACGAAGAAGGTTCCGTTCGCCCTAACGCGCTGATTATCAATCCTGTGCGTATTACCAATCTTACTCAGATTTTCCGTAATACTTGGGCGATTTCGGATACCATCCGCGCTACGCAAGTGATTGCAGGCGAAACGAATGTTGCAGAATCACGTACTGATTGTGCTGCATTCCACGCTGCGGACATTGAAAAGGGTCTTCTGTTTGGTCAGAAGTCCTCTGGTATTCGCAACGGACAACCGTTCCGTACAATGGACGGGCACTTGGCAATTGTGGGGAATATCACTTACTATCCGTCCAGTTATTCTAGTCCTAATATTTCGCCTGCTGGCTCAACTACCAATTATACGCAACTTGAAGGTTTCGTTGATCCGTGTTTCAATCAGACGACTGATCCGAAAGTTGCGAATGAGCGTCTGATGCTTGTTGGCGGTACGGCTCGTAAGGTTATCAATCAGATTGGTCGTCTGAATGGTACCTACACCATTGTGCAGCGCGAGACTTCTTTCGGTATGAAGTTCACTGCCTTCCAGACCAGTCGCGGTAATTTCAACATGGTTGAGCATCCGCTTTTGAACAGCAATCCAACTTGGGCTAAGTATGCCTTTGTTGTTGATCTTTCTACTTTCCGTGTTGCTTATCTTGGTGATCGCAAGACCCAGAATAAGGAATTCAATACGGATGGTATGGAAGCCAATGATAATGGCATTGATGCGGTTGGTGGAACGCTTACTACGGAATTGACTACCGTGATTAAGAATCCTCCGGCAAACGCAGTGATTACTAATCTCACTTCTGGCGCCGCCGGTTAAGCACTGAAGTTACGAAAGGGGTATTGAAATGGCAACTCTTGTTCAAATCAATACCCCGGGAATGGCTTCTACTGACCCGGGGTATATTTCGTCAATCACGATTCGGAGCAACGCAGCAGATAATGTGCTAACTCCGAATGCTAGTACTGGCCAAGTTACACTTCCTGGAACTGACTCCAATGCAGCAGCTACCAAACTCTGTGTTGATTATAGTCGTTTCAGGATTGTGACCGGCTTCTAAAAGATATAGAAAAGTCCAGACTTCAAATTTCGGTGGTGAGGTGCTCTGGCGCAGTTATAAGGTTCTGGCGCAACAAAAACCGCTTTTTTCCAGACAACTTCTAAGGTATTGAAATGGCTGAAACTTCGATGACTATGGGACCTCCGGCAACTCCAATTCAACCGGTTGTGATGAGTACGGCAAAAACTAAAACTAAGGCTCTGTTCTTCTGTTCTATTCCTTACTCCAACTATGTATTCCCAAATGGTAAGTACGCGTACTTCATTGATGGAAAATTTGTTACAGATATTGTGAGTGAGATTGAACATCTAGAGAATGAGATCGCTAATGGGCATCCTTGCATCTTTGTAAAAGAGGCTGAACGAACAGTAGAAGTATTTGCTGATCCAATTGTAGCACTTCGTGCAAAGATTGAGAAAGAAATTCGAGCTGAGATGGCCGCGGCTACCAACCCAGAAAATGATATGGGTAAGAGTGTGCAAGGTCCACTTACTATGGCGAATTCTTCTACAGTAGGCGAATTGACTGCGGGAGGTAACTCTGGAGCTGCTAAGACCTTTTCTCCAGGTAATATCAAAATCAAATGAGTTAGGACGACTTAGATGATACTTTCGGAACTAATCACTGAAGTTTATACTATTACTAAGCGTCCAGACTTAGTGGATTCAACTACTCGGGCAATTAAAACTGCAACTTTGAAACTGCACCAAGTAGATTTTTGGTATAAAGACATCTTTGAGACTGGGATTGCCTTTAGTTCTTCAGACTATTTTCAGCAATTTAGTTACCGTAACTTGATTCCGCTGTGGCGCTCTATCAAATATATTCGAAAGTATGACGCAGTCGGACAAAGTGCCGGAAAATTCTTTGATCTTGTTACTCCTAAAGAAGTAGTTGATGGAAGTGGCCTCTCTCGGGAGGACATTTTTTATATTGCAGGGGCAGAAGTAGACTTGAGAAGTAGTACTAGTTTTCAATACGCTCTTCTTGGTTGTTATGTGAATCCAGACATTACAGATATTGGATACAATAGTTGGATTGCTCTTGATCATCCTTATGCTATTGTATATGATGCTGCTTCCAGAGTCTTCAAAGGAATGGGCAAAGATGACGAAGCAGCCACGTTCAAGTCAGATATCACTGAGCAGATCGCTATGATTACTACTAGCAACGTGCAACCTGAGGGTTATTGATATGACTGCCTCTATCTGGAATCCTGGCGGACCTTCAAATGTTATAAGTGTAAATGGAACACTAATTCCTGAAAGTTTTGTTGCTACAGTTGGGCAGACGACATTTAACATTACACAGTTTACGTACGCCCCAAACACAAATTCTCTACTTGTATTTATAAATGGACAAAAGCAACAGCTTGGCAGAGATTATGCAGAAGTTTCTTCTTCTAGTTTTGTTCTTTTAGAAGGTTGTTTAGCTGGAGATAATGTTGACATCATAGGTTTTCCTCAGCTGGTGAGTCTTGATGCAGCAACTTTGCGTGCGAATCTTGCAAATTCATCTGTCGGTCTTGGATCGAAAATGATTGCCTGGATGAGGAGATTTGCAAATTCGGTTTCCCGAACAGTAGAAGATAAAGATGCTGAATCGGTAAGTGTATTAGACTTTGGAGCCGATCCAACAGGTGTATCTTTGTCAAATACCGCCTTTACAAATGCAAAAGCTTGTTGCCGTACTTTACTACTTCCAAATCAAGCTAATGGTTCTCCTGGAATATATCGACTTGAGGGATGGACAGCACAGGATGTAAGACTAATTGGACAAAGAACATCAGGGGCAAATGTAGGGGCAAATGAGCAGACGGTAATAGAAGGTTCCGGTGATTTACTTGTAGGAGCAAATAACTTCTCTCTTGAGCACCTGGTAATTAGAAATAGTTCTTCCGGGATTCGAGGAAAACTTATAACAGCTGCAAATATAGATACAAAAATTGGCCCCTTTATCGACGTAGATTTCAGAAAGTCGACTCACCACGTTTACCAGAATGATGCGACGCGTACATTGGTTGATGTTACGTATGCAAGATGCCATTTTATAGACGCAAATGTCTATAGCAGATACTATATAGGCGCGCTATTTAAGTATTCAGAAGAGGATTGTTATACGCAGTCATGTAAACGAGCGATGCTTATCTCAGCTGTATCAGTAGCAGAAATTGGCGGAGTTTTTGAGCTGATGGAGGAAGGGGCAGTTTATGTTGTCAATACTTCCGTGTTTTCAGATGTTATTAGATCGCTTAAATTTAAGGGAATTCATTTCGAGGCTAATGGGTTGGTTACGCCAAGCCCAGACGTTACTGTCAATGTGTCTCTGTCCTTGGCAAGAATTGAATTTGATTCTTGCGGATTTTATGTTCCCGCAGTTGCAAAACCCATTGAACTTTCAGCAAGTCCGCAGCTGAGACTGTTTCATCACAATTGTGAAAATATTGATTTTAGTGGGTATGCAGTAGGTTCTGTAATTGCTTCTGCAACGCCGAAACGTGCTGG